CAGAAGGGCAGGCCGTCGCGCGCGTAGCTCAGGTCAGGCCCCTTCGCGGTGTGGTCGAGCACCTCGATGTAGCGCTCTCCCGTCGTCCAGTCGTAGCGCACCACGGGCTGCTCGCTGGAGATCGCGATCTGCAGGCGCGTGTCACCATCGGCCGCGTCGTCGCGCGGTTCGATCCGCACCACGAAGTCGCGGTACAGCACGCCGGTGGGGTTCTCCGCCGAGCGCTCGGCCAAGCGCGGCTCAGGCCGCGCGGAGATGTCGGGCATCGGTGTCCTCGTCGTCAGGGGTAGTCGCCTCATCCTCGTCATCGTCCGCTGCGTCGTCCGTGTCGGACGACTCTGCAGTGGCCGTGACCGCGGGCGCGCCCATCAGGAGCGACGGGCCGTTGGACAGGGGCACGCCCCAGTCCCGCGCCCACGCATCTTCCTCGGCGCGCTCTTCGATCAGGTCGTAGTAGTCGAGGCCCAGCAGCGCCGCCTCGCGCGAGCGCGTGGTCAGGCCCAGCGCCAGCTTCATGCCGGCGGCCTGCACATCCTTGACCGGGTCGGTGTAGGCCCAGCCGCGCATCTGGAAACGGGCCGAGCGGACCAGTCGCGCGGTCTCGATGGTGGCCGGCACGGCAATCGCGCCGACGCGACGCGCCAGCGCGCACCATTCGCGGTAGATCGGCCGCTCGAACTGGTCAAGCAGCAAGGTCGTCTGCATGAGCCGGTTGAAATCGAGCTCGCGCAGGCGATCGAGGCGCGCCGAGGAGAAGTTCACCTGCGTCAGATCGCCGGTCCACGAGGCGTAGGACCGCCCCGCGCCGCGCGCAATCTCCTTCTTCACGCTGGCGGTGAACCCGACAAAGTTGCCGTTCGGATGGGTCGGGACGTGCGACTTGGCCGTCACGCCAGGCGGCAGCACGCGCCCGAACGCAGGCACCGCGTCCCACGTGATCGGGAGCGGCTTGCCCTGCTCGTCGACGGTGCCAGGCAACGCCACGCCGTCGGCGTCCTGCTCGAAGAACACCCCGTTCGTCGCGCCAAGACGCGCCTGGGTGACTTCGGCCTCGCTGTAGTCCGCGAGCACCTTCGACGCGAACAGCACCGGCGTGAGCCACGGGACGCCACGGCGCTGCGTGGCCCATAGCTGCAGGTAGATGTGCAGCACCTGATCGGCCGGCACCCGCACCCGCTGCCGCGTGGCGTCGTCGCGGATGTGATAGGCCACGGTCCGGCCCATGGCGTCGAACTCGACCCCCATGTCGATGCCATTGGTGGTCGGCGTGGCCTCGCGGTGGTACGTGTCGTCCACACGGTCCGCGTCGAACGGCTCGAGGCGCAGGCCGAACGCCCCAACGCCGCGGCGCCAGAACGCGAAGAACTCACCGTCCTGTCCCACCGTCCGGATCATCAGCCGGGCTAGCGAGGCGCGCGTGTGGCGACCGTCCGTCGTGCACTCCCCGAAGCTCGACCACTCCTTGTAGCCCGCCTCAACCTCGTCATTCACGGGGTCGCGCGTGCGCCCGGACGCGGCGAACCGGAGCCGGGACTGCACGACGACACCTTCCGCGCCGATAATGTCCGACTCGAGATCGCGCAGAAACCCCGACGCTTCCCCATTGTTTCGCACGAAATCGCGCGACTTGTGCCGCAGATCCTGCAGCGACATGGCGAGGTAGTCGTCCTGCGAGAGCCGCGCCATGGCCCACCGCGCCAGCATCGGGTTCGACGACGCGCTGTATCCGCCGAACAGCTCCGACACCGCCTCGCGCACCTTGGTCAGCGCCCGGCGCATACGCCGCGTGGCGCTCACCGGATGAATCCCCGGGGCGCGCGGACCGCCACGCCGAAGCCGGTGCCACGCTGCGCGGCGATGGTCGTCTGGAGCTGCGCGCGGAGCCGCATGAGCTCGGCCGGCGCGAACGTCTGCACCTGGCGCCCCGCGATCATGTACATGCGCGTCTCCCCCTCGAGCGTCCCGGCCAGCGCGGCTTCGACGATCGCAAGCGTGCGCTCTTCCCACGTGCGGACGTCCTCGCCGGCGGCCGACAGGTCGGGCGTGACCGTCACCGTGCCGCTCGACAGCGTCGTCACCGCGGTGACCGGCGTGCCCTGACTGGCGCGCAGCGCCCAGCGGTATGATCCCGCGGAGAGCGCGGCCGAGGCCGTCGGGGACAGCGCCACGGTCCACGTGGTCCCGTCGTCCGTCGCCGTGATGTCGGCGTCATCGCTGCCGTCCGTCTTCCGCAGCAGCCACTCCAGCGCCCACCCGTCCGCCGGCGACACGACGCCGAGCGCCGTGGTGATCGGCGCCTGCGTGAACGTGACCGTGGTGCCGGCCTCGAACGCGGGGGGCGGGGTCGTGTGGACTGTCATCCTGCCCTATGATGGGCAGACCACCGCCGACCAGTCGGGCGGGTGGTGCGGGGCGGGAACCCGCTACGCCGCGGCGCGGGCGGGCAGCTGGTACGCGAGCCGATACCACCGGGGGTTGCGCGCCGCGCGGGCGTCGGCGGGCGCATCCGCGGCGTGTTCGGCCGCCTGCAGGTAGCCGAGGGTCGCGAGGCGGTGCACGCTGTCGATCGCAGTCGACTTCCGCACGCGCGCCCCGGTCTGCACGTGCTGGATCTTGAGCGGGGCGAAGGTCACGACGGTCAGGATGCCGCTGTGGAACAGCCACAGGACGACCGCCCGGTCGTGCACCGTCAGGCGCCGGTCCGTCGCCGCGGTCGCCAGCGCCGGGATCGTGGCGAGCGCGTAGATCACAGCCACCCCCCGCGGCGGCGGCCGCCGAGCCAGGAGGACGTCGGCTTGGGCAGCGTGGGCGCCGACTGGGCTGTGGGGGCAGGCGCGGTGGACCGTTCCGCCTCCCCCTGCTGCATCACCCGTTCCCACTCCGCCATGAGCTCGGTCTCGCGCACCGGGCCGAGGTGAAGTGCGGCGTACGCGTACACCTCGCCGTCGAGCTTCTCGTCGTGCTTGCCGGCCACGAGCTCATAGCGTTGCACGCGCTTCCCCCGGTAGTTGGACCAGACGGCCCGCTGAGACAGGAACTCGTCCCAGTAGGTCGCGTCGGCGCGGTCGTTGAAGTGCAGGAACGACGGGGCCACGTCGAGCGGGCAGGGCGTCGGGGCCGCCATCGCGGCCCGGCGGAACAGCCGCTTCTTGATCGCCTGCACGCCGATCACATAGAGCCGCGACTTCTGCCGCGTCTTGGTGAACTTCTTCGGGAGGATCGGCGCGGTCGGGTCGCTCGAGCCCTTCACGGCGAACACGTGCTGGGCGAGGCGCGGCTTCGTCCAGGCGTACACCGGGTCCGGATCGTCACCGGCGTCGACGCACATCGCCCGGAGGCCGAGGCGCGCGCCCCCCTCGTGCACCCACCGCCGCGTCGTGCGCCACTCCTCGAGCTGCGCCCACACCTCGGGGCGCGACGTGTCGCCGCGGAAGATGGTCCAGTCGATCAGCCACGATTGCTCGCCGGGGCCGTAGGCCCGGACGACGACGTGCAGCTCCGCCGCCTGCTTGTCGACGCCGGCCACGAGCACGCACCCCATTTTCGGCACGTCGAACGCGCGCGGCCCGTCGCCGTCGCTGCCGTCGTACCGCCGCGACCGGGCCACGAGCGTGGCCTTGAGGTCTTCGGTCTCGCGGTCCTCCCACTCCTCGCCGAGGGCCGTGTTCACGAACACCTGGAGCTTCTCGGGGTCGCCCTGCGCGTCCTCCCACTCCTCCACCAGCCGCCCCCACCGCACGAACGGGGAGTAGAGGGCGTTCAGGTGATAGCCACGCGCCTCGCGGAGCGGGTTGGTGACGACCCACTCGCCGGCCGCCACCATGGCGTCCTTGTCGGCCTCGTCGATCAGCGTCTCGCAGCCGGCGCACCGGTACATCGGCGCCTCGACGTTCGTGTACTGCAGCCGCTCCCACACGAGTCGCTGCCGGAAGCCGCAGTGTGGGCACGGCACGTGGTAGTAGCGCTGGTCGCTGCGCCGGAACTCGCGCGCGATCCGGCTCTGCCCCTTCACCGTCGGCGTCGAGTTCTTGTAGATCTTGCGCCGGTAGCCGTAGGTCTCGGTCCGCTTCTCGGCGAGCCCCATCTGGTCGCCTTCGCCCTTCGCCGTCGCACTCCCGCCGTACCCGTCGACTTCCTCGAGGACGAGCACGCGCACCGTGCGGCGGCGGAAGAATCGCGGACTGTTCGCGCCACCGAGCACCACGGAGCCGCCAGGGAAGACCTTGGCCGTGATCGTGTTCTTGGAATCTTTCACGGCGCTCGACACCCGCTCGCGCAGGACGTCCGTGTCCTCGATCGTCGGCGCGAGCTGCTCCTTGGAGAAGTCCTTCGCGTCGTCGACGGTGGGCTGCACGATCATGATGGCCGACGGGTCCTGGTGGATGAAGAAGCCGACGATGTTGAGCCCTGCCTCCGTCGCCCCGATGCGCGCGCACTTCTGGAAGACCACCTCGTTGACCCCCGGGTCGCTCATCGAGTCCATGATCTCGCGCAGGTAGGGAGTGCGCGCGGTCACCCACTGACCGGCCTCGGCCGAGTAGCTGGGGACCTTCCGGTACGTGTCTGCCCACTCGCTGACCGTCAGACTCGGCGGCGGCGCAAGGATGCGCGTGCGCGCCTGCTGCACGTGCGCGAGGAACACGGCGAGGCCGGGCGAGACCGTCATGCGGCCCGCTCTGTCGCCGCGTCCGGGTCGGCCCCGAACGCCGGTGCGCTCATCTGCTCAAGCAGCCGCACGACCTGCGTCTGGAGCCGCTGCTCGAGCTCCTGCACGGTCTTCGCGCCGAGCAGGCGGGGCGCGGCGACGCGCGGGAGGGGCAGGATCGCGGCGCGCAGGTCCGTGAGCAGCTTGGCAATCACCGCGTCCGCGTCCTCGACCTTCACCGTGCTCCGCTCGAGCAGCTCGACTTCGATCTCCGCTTTGCGCGCGTCCGCTTTCAGCTTGCGCTGCATCGGGTCGCCACCCTGCTGCGCGCTCAGCTGCGCGCGCAGTCCCTTCGTCGCGTCCTCGACCCGCTGGCGACACAGCTCCTCTTCGCGCCACCTTGCGAACGACGGCCACTGCACCCAGACCCGCTTACCGTCCACACGCGCGGGCGCGCCGGGGCGCCGCGTCCACATCCCAAGCGACTGCTGCGTGATG